TTTTTTTTTTATTTTTATTTGGATTTCAATGCTTGTGTCAATCATTCATTTTTCTTTCATCTTGCGCTCGAGTCGCTTAACAGCCCAATCACAAGCGGCCTTTCCAAGCCGCGGGCCATAACGAGTCACAAACCACGCCGCAATAGCCGCGAGCTGCGGCAAGATCAGCGTCATGGTCGGCGGCGGTTGACGAGTCATTTCGACATCAGTCAAAAAGGCGCGCGCCGCTGCGTAGTACTCGGGACACATCGCCTGTTCTTCAAGCAGCAGCTGCTTGACAGCGCGAATGCGTCGTTGCGTGATGATCTTGTCGCGCAGGGCGGCATTGACGACGCGTGGTCCTGGCGTCGACAAAAATCCTCCAGGCGCGAGCTTCTCCTCGGCGTCACCCTGACGCACGAGTAGGAAATACATGGCAACCAAAGGGTTGCCAGCGGAGACGGTGATACCGGGCGTCTTCAGCCAAATCTCCGTCTCCTCAGTGATGAGAAACGAGCCGCGGTACTCCGGCGCGCACGCGCAAACGCACGCGTCGCCTGTCTCAGCGGCGAAGTAGGCTGGTGTGGTCAAACCAGCCCACAGACTCAGCGTGATCGTCGTGCCCGCCACCGCACCCTGCGTGTAGCGTTCGGTGATCAAGCCCGTCTCGAAGTTCTTGTTGGACAGCACGCCCGGCGGCAGGTTAACCGTCACCGTGTCGGCTGACGTGCCGTCGGTCGTCGCACACCGCGTATCGATGTAGAGCGAGTACCAACCAGGTGGCACGACCATCTTGCCTTCTTCGGTGACGCGATAAAAGTCGCTGTCGCCAACGAGCTGCGACGCGTCTGGATCAGCCGTCGCAGCTGCATTCGGATCTGGGTAGTTGCCCAAGAACGAATGGAAGGTCGAGTCGCCCGCCACAAACGCGGGACTAAAGCCGACTTCAAACGTCGTAGCCGACGACGTCAACTCCATCGGGCGGCTATAGCCAGCCACAAACGGCGTCGCCACCGGGTTGTTGATGACGGGCTCCGTCAACTGTATGTCGTAGAACACGTACCACGCGCCGTACGCCTGGGCGCCAGCATTCAAAGCCGTCTGCGCTTGCATGATGGCTTGAAATTGGTAGAGTAAGCGGTCTTCACCCGCTGTGCTCACATACAGCTCATTCTGCGTGTCATCGTCGAGCTTAAGACGCAGGTAACGATCGCGCCAAGGCGACGTCTCTGCCGCGTTGGGCCAAGCGGCCGCGAGCGCCTGCGCTCCAGCAAGTGACTGCTGTGGCAAAGGCGCCGTGGGATCAAAATTAACGCCAAAGACAAAGATGCCCGATCCCTCGGCATCGACTGGCGGGGTGCCGGCGACGTAGAGCAACGCCGCCGCATCCAATTTCCATCGTGTAAAGTTTTGTGCGATCACTGGCAAGCGCACGCCCACCGCCAGTGGGTTGAACTTGAACGCGTCGATGACCGTTCCGATGCTGACGTCTCCATCGACAGCAATCTCGTTGACAAGCTCCATGCCAGTCACGCGCGCGCCAACCGACGTTTGGGACACGTGGAAGGCGCCTATGCGCTCGCCGCCCTTTGCGGGCTGCTCGAAGTCATCGGCTCGATTCATGCCACGCAAGTGCGTGTCGCGGGTGTTGTGCCGTGCGAACTTGTTGATCGTCTTCCGCACGTCGCGTTCAGCCTCGCGCTTCAAAGGTCCGGCTGGCAACGCCGTCCCCTTGTTGTTCGCCGTCTTGGACGCCACCGCCTTCGGTTGCGCCTGGCGCACGGGCATGACCTGAGCGACTGGCATGGCTTGCGCCTTGACTGCGGCGCGTGCTGCTCGCGGCGCCGTCGCAGGAGCGACGGCAACACGTGCAGCTTGTGCCTTCGGCACTTTCTTTTGTGTTTGTTGTTTTGTTGACATTTTCAGAGGCCCGTAGATGCGATGAAATGTTTTGCTATTGTTCTGGATCACCTGATAGCACAGAGACTGTACATCGTCTTCACAAGCGCTGGCCGAGCAGTCGTTCGGCATTGTTGTTAGCACGGAAGTATTAAGCTTGGAAGCACCGTTTTGGCCAGTTAAGAAGACACCCATAGTTGCATTATATACAAGACAGTCGCGTGCAACGCGCGACCTCACCCGGCCTGTAGATGGAGCGCGTCGAGTCCAACTCGCCCCTCCCAGTCCTCTATTTGCCCGCCATGGGCGGCGAGCCAAGCGTCATTAAACGCGTTGTGACACCTGACCAACGATTTCGTCGCTTGCTCAGGTCGGTCGCGGCATTTCACATTATCCCAATAATTGAGGCGCCACGCGTCTGGGAACATGTCGGCCCTAAACATGTCCAATGGACCAATGCGCGTCCGCACGCGCAATTTCGCCTCAATTAATCGTTGTTCATCCACACTAATGCCACTGTGTCGTGCCACAAGCGCCCGCGACGACTCATGAATGACCGACCGCCACGTCTTCATCTCAAATCGTGCCATCCAAGCGCGATGGTAAGTATCAAAGCTCCACCTCGACATGCCACGCCGCAACCGGAAGAATCTCTCCAAACACCGGTGCGAAAGCACACGGATAACATATCGCGCAAGTTCATCCATGATCGGGCAATCACGGTACGTGTGCAGCATTGAATATCCCTTCGCCAACAATAGCTCCTCAAGCCTGACGGTCTTCGCCCTTATGTACAAATCGAGAACCCAACCAAAGCGCGCCACGGCCCCTAGCACATCTGAAACACCGG